CATTGAGAGCAGCTCGGTGTTGAACAGAAACTCGCCACCCAGATCGCGGGCATGGGCGAGCAGGACCGGCTCCATCACATGCTGGGGTATGTTGCACATAGCTGAAGGGCTGGCCAGCTCATAGTCCATGCGTCGCTCGGGCCCTGAACCCCAGGTTTGCAGGCGTGCGATCTCGGTGCCTGCAAAGCTGGTGGCCCAGATGTTGTTGCTCATCAGTGCATTGGGCGTGGCCACAGCCTTGACCTTGTCCTCGA